TGTCAAGTACCATCTCTAACACAGTATTGGTAACCCTGTCGAATGTCTAAAGATACGATTTATCTATTTAACAATCTGTCGGTTAAAGGTCTTGTAGCTAACGGCACTATCGGATCTAATGGTCAGGCACTGCTCTCAAATGGTACGGAAGTTTTCTGGTCAAATAACCCAGGATTTGCCGGCTCCACTGGTTTCACGGGGTCCAGAGGGGATACGGGCTTCACGGGTTCAACCGGTCCGCAAGGTGCTCAGGGTCCTATTGGATTTACCGGATCTCAGGGAGCTCAAGGCCCGCAAGGTCCTATTGGATTCACTGGTTCGCAAGGTGCCCAAGGCCCTCAGGGTGTGACCGGATTTACCGGATCCCGGGGCGCAACTGGTCCTACTGGGCCGCAAGGTCCCATTGGCTTTACTGGATCGACAGGTCCGCAAGGTGCTCAGGGGCCTATTGGATTCACGGGGTCGGCTGGCGATGCCGGTCTGCAAGGGATAACAGGATTTACCGGATCTCAGGGTGCAACTGGCCCACAGGGGCCTATTGGATTCACGGGGTCGGCTGGCGATGCCGGTCTGCAAGGGATAACAGGATTTACCGGATCCCAGGGCGCAACTGGTCCCACCGGTCCGCAAGGTGCTCAGGGTCCTATTGGATTTACCGGATCTAAAGGAGATACTGGAGCTACCGGCCCGACCGGAGCGACTGGTCCTATAGGTCCAACTGGACCACAGGGGGCTACCGGACCTCAAGGTGCAACTGGATTTACTGGATCGCAAGGTGCAGCTGGCGCTACTGGGCCAACCGGTCCTACAGGATTCACTGGTTCAAGAGGCGCAACAGGTTTTACCGGTTCTCAAGGCGCAACTGGCCCACAGGGACCTATTGGATTCACGGGGTCGGCCGGCGCTACCGGTCTGCAAGGGATAACAGGATTTACCGGATCCCAGGGCGCAACTGGTCCCACCGGTCCGCAGGGTGCTCAGGGTCCTATTGGATTCACAGGGTCTCAGGGCGCCCAAGGACCTCAGGGCACCACAGGGTTTACTGGTTCGCAAGGAGCAACTGGACCTCAGGGGCCTATTGGCTTTACTGGTTCGCAGGGTGCAGCTGGTGCTACTGGGCCAACCGGTCCTACAGGATTCACGGGTTCAAGAGGCGCAACAGGTTTTACCGGTTCTCAAGGCGCTACAGGACCTCAAGGTCCCATTGGCTTTACTGGATCGACAGGTCCGCAAGGTGCTCAGGGTCCTATTGGATTCACGGGGTCGGCTGGCGCTACCGGTCTGCAAGGGATAACAGGATTTACCGGATCTCAGGGCGCAACTGGATCAACCGGTCCCACTGGTCCGCAAGGTCCAATCGGATTCACAGGGTCTCAGGGCGCCCAAGGACCTCAGGGCACCACAGGGTTTACTGGTTCGCAAGGAGCAACTGGACCTCAGGGGCCTATTGGCTTTACTGGTTCGCAGGGAGCCCAAGGCCCTACAGGTCCAACAGGACCACAGGGACCAATTGGCTTTACTGGTTCAAATGGTTTTACCGGCTCTAGAGGCTTTACAGGTTCTCAAGGTGCAGCTGGTGCAGCTGGTGCTACTGGGCCAACCGGTCCTACAGGATTTACGGGTTCAAGAGGCGCAACAGGTTTTACGGGTCCCACCGGACCTCAAGGCGCTCAGGGTGCTACAGGGCCCACTGGTCCTCAAGGCCCGATCGGTTATACAGGATCTTGGGGTGGAAACGCGGCGGCTAATGTAAACATAGGAGCTTACAACTTAGGTCTAAATGCCGGATCATATTTATATTTTGGCCGCGAAGAAGCATTTGGTGGCTCTGATACCGGAGGTGCTGATTATGGTTATATTACATTTGATAATAACAGTACTAAGTATGGTTCTGGTGGAGGTGAAACATCTGCATTTAGAATTGGTACACAGAACGATGCTGCTGGTGTAAACTCTGATGCTCTTGCGCTAGAGCCAACTGCTGAGCTCTATATCAATCCAGGCTCTGGTGTAAAGATGGGTAACTATTCGAGTTACTGGACAATGTCGTCGCCAGGAGGTGCAGGTGTTGATGGAATTAATCTTGCCATCAATGATACATACGCATCAATGCGAGTTGTTCGTAATAATAATGGCAGCAGCGATGGGATGTACATTGGTTATGGTAACGGCAACAGTGGTTTAACAAGAATTTATGGTGGAGGATCAACGACCTCTGCTATGGTGCGCTATTCAACATACACAGAACACGGGGGTTCTGATAGAGCTCCTGTCTTCTACGACACTGATAATACTGCTTACTACTTTGATGGCGCAGCTTCTACTGCTATCAATATTAACGGTGGTATTACATTCGCAGCAGCAAACCCATATATTACTGCGTCAAGTTATTTTGTATGTCCCGGTGGTGCTTACTTCAACTCTGGCACGGTATACACCGAAGCTAATATTAAGGCACGCGGCGGAGTCGGCAATGATACCGCTGCGGCCCTGACCCTTACTGGTGGTACTGGCGGCTATACACAAATCGACGGTTCGGCGAGATCTCCACTCTTTTACGATACAAATAATACTGGTTACTATTGGAATTTTGCTGATGGTGCTGTATCGAATCTTTCTACATATATTTCAGGAAACGTATATTATCGCTCAAATCCAGGATCTGGTGTTTACTTAGGTTCTACAACAAATCCGCCTCTTCAAGTATTTTCTGATGATGGCGGTGCTGCTTATATGACATTCCACCGTTCAGGTGCTTATGCATTCAACATGGGCCTTGATCCAGATAACTATTTTAGATGGGGTGGCTGGTCTGCTTCAGCTAATAGGTTTATATTTGATATAGGAAACGGATGGGGACAAGCAGCAAACTCGTGGCGCGCTCCACTTTTCTATGACCAAGACAACACTGCGTACTATGGAAACTTTGCAGGCACCTCTGTAATGTCATCGATCGCTCTCGGAGGTTCTACTTCGGTTCCTCAGGGTGCGATGTGGATCAACGGAGATATTTGGACGACTGGTAATAGTAGAAAGTTGGCATTTAGTACTGACGGATCCTCTGATAGTACGCCTAACGGCTCTATTCGTTGTGATGGCACAGGCGCTGGTGACGTTGTTATTCAGAACTGGTCAGGATCTGCTTCGAACGACAACTTCTGGGTATTCGGTTCTTCAAGGGATGCTGCGTGTGCTGGTAACATTACAGCCTACTACTCTGATGAACGTCTCAAGACAAAGACGGGAGTCATTACAAATGCTCTAGACAAGGTAAAGTCGCTAGAAGGCTTCACATACATAGAGAATGAGCTAGCAAGATCTGTTGGCTATAATAATGATAAACAACAAGTCGGTCTATCTGCTCAGAAAGTTCAAGCAGTGCTTCCAGAGGCAGTTGCTCTTGCTCCATTCGACTACGAGCGCCAAGAAGATGGGACTATGGGCTCAAAGTCTGGAGAAAATTATCTAACAGTCGACTATTCAAGACTTGTTCCGCTGCTTATCGAAGCGATCAAGGAACAACAAACACATATAAATAAACTAGAAGCAAGAATCAATCAATTGGAGACTAAGTAATCATGGCACTTACATACACATGGAAGATCAAGAGTCTGAAGAAGCAGGACGATCCTTCTGCAGAACTCAACGACATTATCGTCCAAACCTACTGGGAATGCACTGGCACGGATGCTGACGGCAACGAAGGAACTTTCCACGGCGCAACCCCATTCGAACCAGATCAGGTCGATCCTGCAAACTTCACAGCATACGAAGATCTTACAGAGACTCAAGTACTCAACTGGATCAAGGCTGTCGTGAACGGTAACCCTGGTTACAAAGCTCACATCGATGAGCAGATCCAGAAGCAGATCGATGCTGTTGTTCGCCCAATGACCGAAGTCAATTCTGACGCTCTGCCATGGGCCGAGCCAGCTGCTAACACAACCCCAACTGCAAATACATAATTTAAGGAGAATACATTATGGCTACTAATCCAGAACTCGATCCGAAGCTTGTTGAAAACCAACAGCAGCAGGTTCCAACAGTTACTTTGACTGTCGACGTCAACGAATTGAACACCGTCTTGGGTGCACTTCAGGAGCTTCCACACCGCGTTGTTGATTCTCTTCTGAAGAAGATCTTTCAGCAGGCGCAGGAACAACTACAGAGGTAATAAATGGTCACACCATCTGGCACCATCACAATGGCAAATGTTAACCAGGAGCTAGGCAGATTAAGCACAGCTTCTGTTAACATGAATGAAACAGCCGTACGTGCCTTAGCTCGTGTACCAGCTGGTACAATTTCGATGAACGACTTGAGAAACAAAAAGTTCATTGATTTTCCAGGGTTTTCTGTGTTTTCATACGGTACTCCTTCGTATGGAGAATATGCAGGAGCGTTACTGGACATATCATCTGATGGAACAACCTATGGAATTGATCTTGCTGGTCTTGGATATAATATCGTTTATACGAATGCGTGGTTGCCTACAATAGAACCCAGTATCATAGATGATTATGAAGCAAGAGCAACGCTCGTTAGTGGCAACTCTCCAAGTGGAACTTTAAACACTTGGTTAAACCTTTCAACGAGTCGTCAATGGTCTATCGACGCTTTTTATCCAAGTTCTTCATCTTCAATAATACAGATTCAAATTAGAAATGCTGCTACGGGTATTGTTCTTCAAACTGGAAATGTAACATTATCAGCATCGTCTTGATTCTATGAATAAATAAATAGAATCAAAACTAGGATGATCGCATGGCTGTACCAACAACAAAGGCTGAGTTTAAAGAGTATTGCCTACGTAAACTAGGTAAGCCGGTGATTGAGATCAACGTTGATGATGATCAGGTAGATGATCGCATCGACGAAGCAATTCGTTACTGGTATGACTACCACTTCGACGGTTCTGACCGAATCTATTATAAGTACCAGGTCACAGACGCAGACAAAGCCAACAAGTACATCACGCTGCCAGAGAATATTATTGGCGCGGTCCGTGTTTTCCAGATTGGCGATCCATCGATTCGTGCTGACGACCTTTTCAACATCCGTTATCAGATCGCTCTGAACGACCTCTATACATTAACAAACGTCTCGCTGGCTCCTTACTATATGGTAATGGAACATCTTGCACTTGTCACCGAGCTTCTTGTTGGCCAGCAGCCGATTCGTTATGCTCGCCATAAAGATAGACTTCATGTCGATATGGATTGGAATACAATCCCTGCTGGTAGTTTCTTGCTGGTCGATGCATACGAAGTTGTGAATCCAGAGACATGGACAGATGCATGGAATGATCGCTGGCTTCAGAACTATGCTACCGCTCTCATCAAGAGACAGTGGGGTTCGAACCTGACTAAGTTCACCGGTATGCAACTACCAGGTGGTGTGCAGTTCAACGGCGAAAAGATCTACGATGACGCTACGGAAGAGATCCGAAGAATGGAAGACGAGATGATTTCTAGTTACAGCTTACCTGTATTGGATATGATCGGCTAGAGGACCCATTTTGTATATATAGATAGTACAAGAAATTGGAGGTCTATATGGAAAAATTTGGTTTTGTTTATATTTGGCGTGATCGTAAACACAAACGTTATTATATTGGTTCTCACTGGGGAACAACAGATGATGGTTATGTTTGCAGTTCAAGATGGATGAGAAAAGCATATAATAGAAGACCCAATGATTTTAAGAGAAGAATTATAGAAAAAGTTTATAGTAGTAAAAAAAAGCTAATTGAAAGAGAATATTATTGGTTATCTTTAATTAGCCAAGAAGAAATACATTCTAAAAAATACTATAATAGAACAAAACATAAAAATGGTCATTGGGTTGCTGAAGACTATGAAAGTGATATTCGTAAACGTATTTCTATAAAAACAAAAGAAGCCATGGCTAAGCCCGAAAATCGAGAACGCTATTTAGAAGGTCTTAAGAAGAGAAATCAGATTCAGTCTGAAGAAACTCGGCAAAAGCGTTCAGAATCCATGAAAAAAACCATGGCCGAAAAGTATCCAGAAGAGAATAGACGTAAAAAGCTCACCGATGAAGAGCGCAAAGAATATTATTCGAATAAAGCCAAAGCTAATTGGAAAAAACCGGGATTTAAGGAAGTTACTTCCGCTAAAATTTCCGAAGCACTTAAAGCATCTAAAGAGTCTAGATCAAAGCATATGAGCTCACTGCGATGGTGGACCAACGGCATTATAAATAAAAGAAAGAAAGACTGTCCTGGAGACGGTTATGTTCTAGGAAAGCTATAATGTCGACCTCAGTTTTCTTCAATAACTTTACAAATAGCCCAGAACAGCTCCTAATAGAAGATCTCGTACTTGAATCTATTAAGATCTATGGCCATAATTTGTATTATTGTCCAAGAACCCTAGTCGCCAAAGATGACATCTATGGCGAAGATACGATCTCAGAATACAATTCGGCATATGAAATTGATATGTACATTCGTAGCTACGATAGCTATGAAGGCGACGGAAACTTTCTGTCCAAGTTTGGTTTAGAAATTCGTGATCAGGTTACATTTGTTGTATCTTTAAGAAACTTTGACAATGAAATTGGTAACATTGCCATGATCGACCGTCCTCAGGAAGGAGATCTGATCTATCTTCCAATGGCAGATCGACTTATGGTTGTCAAGTATGTTGACAAAACCGCGGCGTCATTCTATCAAATGGGTGCAATTCAAATGCACCATCTTGTTTGTGAGATGTTTGAATATAGCTCGGAAAGACTTAACACTGGCATCGATGCAATTGATAGTATTGAAACCAATTTTTCTCTGGATGCTTCAGGCTACTCGCTTTTGACTCAAGATATGTTTATCATTACTGACCAGAATGGTTATCAGATTGTTCAGAGTGGTTATAACTTCGAGGTCCAAGCAAGAGATCCTTATGAAGACAACACAGAATTTCAGCTTGAAGGCGAAAGTATCTTAGATTGGTCTCAAATCGACCCATTCAGCGAATCGAAAGTATAAAAATGTTCGGTCAAACATGGCATCATGACACACTCAGAAAATATGTAATCCTTTTCGGAACTATCTTTAATGATATCTGGATTACACGAGACAATGTTGCAGGCGAGTCGATCCAGACTCTAAAGGTTCCATTATCATATGGTCCGAAAGAAAAATTTCTAGCAAGACTTCAAGGTGATCCGACTTTTGACAATAAAGTTGGTATTATTCTTCCACGTATTTCGTTTGAGATGACGTCATTTACATATGACTCCGAGAGAAAACTGAATACTTTGAACCGTATCTATAAGCAGCCAACAAACAACGGCACTGATGATCGTATATTATATCAGTACATGCCGGTACCGTATAACATTACATTCCAAATGTCGATCATGGTGAAGAATGCCGAGGATGGTACAAGGATCATAGAACAGATTCTTCCGTACTTTACTCCTGACTGGACGGCTGCGGTGAATCTGATTCCAGAGATTGGTGCGACTTTTGATATCCCGATTATTCTGAACGATGTAAATGTCACAGACTCCTATGAAGGAAACTTTGTAGAAAGAAGATCTATTATCTGGGACCTGTCATTTACGATGAAAGGATTCATCTTCGG